TACTTACAAGGGTGTTCCGGTTACAGGCGAGTTGGTTAGGTCTGCTAACCAGTGGTTGATGGATAATTGGATGGGGCGCCCCGGCCAGAGGGAGAGTATGAATAAAGAACCGGAGTTAACGAGGGAAGAGGTAGATGCGCAGATAGCCATCTTATTAGAAAATGGTTGATTATAAATTATTGTCAAATGACAAGGCTTCGCTGCTTTTAAAGTTATTAAGGCTTCGGGAGAATCAGCGTGCAGAGAATTGGATAGACAGTTACAAGCCTTATGATTGGCAAAAGAGGTCTCACGCCGCTGGCCGTGATTGCGGGCAGGTCTTGGATATGTGTGCGAATCAGGTTGGCAAGACTTACAGTGTGAAGGCTGAATTGTCGTATCATGCTACGGGTCTTTATCCTGATTGGTGGGAAGGCAGGGTTTTTAAGCGACCCGTGCAGATATGGGCATGCGGAACCACTAATGAGTTGACCCGGGACGTTTTCCAAAGCGAATTATTTGGATGCCCTGCTACGTTCCCGGCTTCGTTTGGAACCGGCAGTATTCCCAAGAAATGTCTTGATATTGATGGCATTATTAAGAAACCGCAGATCCCTAATGCGTTTTCTCAGGTTAGAGTAAAGCATGTTAGCGGGGGCTACAGCACGATAACAATGAAGTCTTATGATTCAAAAAAACGTGCTTTTATGTCTAAGGCGGTGGATATAATTGCATTAGATGAGGAGCCTCCGGTGGATATAATGAGTTCCTGTTTAGTGAGGCAGGTAAATAAGATTAACAGTTTGTTAAAGATGACGTTCACTCCAGAGAATGGTATGACGGATGTCGTATCTCAGTTTATGAATGATTTACAGCCGGGACAGGCGCTGATACAGGCGACATGGAATGATGCCCCACATTTAACAGAGGAGAAAAAGAAGCAGATATTGGCGGCAATTCCTATATGGGAAAGGGATATGAGAAGTAAGGGGATTCCTGTATTTGGCGATGGCCTTGTGTTCCCTATAAGTGATGACGCTGTTTCTGTACCGGTTTTTAAGATACCTGACCATTGGCGAAGGCTGGCGGGGCTGGATATAGGGGGATGGAATCATCCGACTGCGTGTGTATGGGGTGCGTATGATGACGATACCGATATTATATACATTACAGATACATATAAAAGTGATAATAAGTCTTTGGCCGAACATGCCAGCAGTATACGGTCAAGGGGGAAAGAAGTGTTGATTGCATATCCGCATGACGCCGAGCGTGCAGATAGAGGAGGGGATAAAGTTGCGCAACAATACAGGGTTGAAGGTTGTAATATGATGCATACCCATTTTACGAATCCCCCCTCAGATGGCGAGATGGCGGGGAAAGGTGGTAATGCAATTGCTCCCGGACTAATCGAAATGTTTAACCGTATGCTTGGCGGAAGGCTGAAAATCTTTAATCATCTTCACGACTGGTTCAAAGAAAAGGCAATGTATCACACAACAAATGGCAACCTGGTCAGGAAAAACGAAGACTTGATGTCGGCGTCAAGATATATGGTTATGTCAATAATAAGGTTTGGAATTGCTAAAAATTCATTCAGGCATAAGGCTCGTATTATGAATGGATATATTAATCCAATTAATTTTATTCTGGGAAAAAATTAAGGGCTAAAGATAATGGGTGGAATAATATCGGGAATATTTGGAGGGGGCGATGCCGAAAAGAAGGCAAAGGACGCCGCACGAACACAAGCCGCCGCCGATGCAGACAGAATGACCAGGCTTGTTAAGCAGAAGGAAGAAGAAGCGTTATTGGAGCAATCTAAAGGGAAGCGCAGGGTTGCGGCTGCTGCAAAGCGCAGGAATATTTTTACTTCGCCATTGGGTATAACAAATAAGGAGTCTGAATTTTTATAAACATGCATGAATGCAAAAGAGCTGATTAAACTATATGAGGAGTTGGATAATAGCACGGAACGGCAAAATTTCAAATTGTTATGGCAGGAGATAAATGATTTTATTCTTCCTCGTAAAACCAATATAGTCGTTTCTAACGTTAAGGGAGCAAGAAAGACCGACAGACTTCAGGAGGGCACTGCCCCTCATTCTGCCGGACTCCTTGCCGCAACCCTGCAAGGATCGCTGACGTCTAATAGTGTGCAATGGTTTAATATAAGGATAGCGGACAATGCTATAAATGAGGACGAGGAAATTAAGGCATGGCTCGATGACAGCACAAGGCGTATGTATAATGCCATTAATGATTCTAATTTCAGAGTAGAAATCCACGAAATGTTTATAGATATTGTTACAGTTGGAACAGGGTGCTTGCTTACAGAGAGAGTGTTAACCGAAAGCGAAAACATCCTTAATTTCAGGTCTTATTTTATAGGAAGCGACTTTCTTATTTGCGAAGACGCACAGGGATATGTAGATACTGTTCTAAGAAAAGTATGGTTTTTTCCCCGACAGGCAAATCAGTTATTTGGTGATAAAGCCGGGAAAAAGGTATTGGCGGCGCTAGAGAAGAAAGACAATACTGAATTTCCGTATCTTCACGTAACCATGCCGATAAAAGAGTTTGGAGTTGGCTTTGGAAACAATGAATGGAAATATACCGATATCTATGTTTCTATGGAAGATATGGTTATTTCTAAAAAGTCAGGATATTTTGAGTTTCCATATATCGTGCCGAGATGGAATAAGGCAAGCGGCGAAGTATATGGAAGGTCTCCTTCTTTCACCGCACTTCCAGATGTCAGAACTCTCAACGTTGCGACCTCATATATGATGCAGGCATGGGCAAAAGATATAAAACCGTCAAGACTGGTTCCTGAAAACCTGGGAGTGGATATTGATGACACTCCCGGTACAAATATCCCTGTGCCTCTGCACATGATAGAAGCTATAAAGAATGGCGCCTTAACCTCTAATGCAAGATGGGAAGTATCAGTACAGGAAAGAGAGCAACTGCGTACAGCGATTAAGGAATGTTATTTTACCGACCAGATACAAATGCAGAAACAAGCACAGATGACGGCAACCGAGTCAAGTATTATATTTGAGCTTATGCAGAGGTTGCTAGGCCCCGTCTTTGGCAGACTTGAGGCGCAAATGGCGCCTATGGTAGAAAGAATATTCGGGATAATGCTTAGAGCGGGTGAATTTCTGCCTATCCCTGAAAGTCTTGATAGGAATAAACTTAATATTGAATATGTAGGCCCGCTTGCAAGGTCACAAAGATTAAGTGAGTTAAATGCCGTGAAGCAATGGCTGGAGCAGATTGTACAGATAGCAAGTATAAAGCCAGATGTTATGGACGTGCCTGACTTTGATGAGATAGTAAGAGATTCGTCAAGAATGCTTAACGTAAATGAAAGATATGTAAGAACCAAAGACGATATAGTTAATATTAGAGCAAGCAGGGAAACGCAACGACAGGAACAACAGACGACAGAAGAAGCCGGCGTTGCCGCCGATGCGTTTGCAAAAATAGCGAAAATAAGTTAAAGAAACTAAAGGAAATTATTATGTATGAAAAACTTGACATCTTGCCGATGCTCCCTATTGTTTTGACGGAAAACAGTAAATCGAAAGCGATTCGGGTAATTGGCGTTGTTGCGTATTTTTTTTGGGTTTTCCCCGTAATGTTTTTATGGTTATTTATTATGGTATTGTTGATAATACCAACCCGCCTGTACTGTTCGGGCAGGGTACTCATTCGTAATTCGAGTATTCGTAATTCGTAGTGCTATGGATAAAAAAGATATTAGTTATTGGTTACAGACTTTTGGAAAACCTGCCGGATACAAGGTTTTGAAAGAAATAATGGATTATGCCGGATATGAAGACAAAACCGAAGATATTCGGGTTAGTCATGGTCGCAGGCAAATGATGGAATTTATCCTGAGCCGATTAACCGCCGCATCTGACAGGAAAAAAGAAGTATATGCAAATATAATTTACGAAACTTTACTTTTATAAACACGAAGGGGGGGGGGTACTCTCTAATGGACGTAGGCGAAAATAAAGACGAAGACAGCAAGGGCATATCTGTAGATAACTGGAGAAATACTATTCCTGAAGATATAAGAAACAATAAAATCATTCAGGAAACGAAGGATATATCTGCTATGGCCAAGCGATTGGTAGACGCCAATAATTTTATTAGTAAAAGTATAAGAATACCTGATGATGGCGATACCACGGGTATGGAAGATTTATATAATAAATTAGGTCGGCCTAAAACTGTGGCAGAATACAAAATAAAAAAGCCCGACCTGCCAGAAGGCGAAAAATACGATGAGGCAATAGTGGAATCTTTTCTTGCCGCCGCTCATAAGATAGGGCTTAATTCCAATCAGGCAACCGCACTTCTGGAGTGGAATCAGGAAAAACTATCAGAACAAAAAGGCCAACAGAAAAAATCTCAGGCCGATGCCGCTTCTGCATTAAAAAAGGAGTGGGGTAACGCTTTTGATGAAAGGGTTAAAATTGCAGAAGAAGTGCTTAACCAATATGGAGATGATGAATCAGAAGCAGTAATCAAAAACAATCCCGCCCTTATAAACCTCATATACAAGATGGGAAAGGATTTAGTAGAGGGGACAGTTAAAGGCAAGTCATCAGTCTCAAGCCAGTCCAGAACACCTGCTGAAGCACAGGCAGAGATAAACAAATTAATGCGTGATACCGGCTTCAAAACAGCCTATTTTAATAAAAAAGACATCACGCATAACGCAGCAGTAGAACAGATGAAACAGCTTAATGCAGAGGCATACCCTCAGCAGGAAGCCGTTGTATATTAGTCCGTGACACCTTAACACTACTAAATTAGTAGTGGAAGAGACACGGTGCGTTAACAATGAAGATTGTTAGAGTGACGACTTAATCGCAAGAAAGCTGCCCAAGGCGGATACCTTTCGGAAACGAATTTATTTTAGAATTTAATTTTGGAGGGTATTACCATGTCTACAGAAATTACTGAAGCGTTTGTTCAGCAATATAGAACAAACCTGATTCATCTATCGCAGCAAAAGGCATCCCGCCTGATTAATGCGGTTTTTTTAAAAGAAAACGTTACAGGAAAAAGCGTCTTTTTCGACAGGTTAGGCGTTCAAACCATGACGCAGCTTACTTCACGCCATGCCGATACCTTACACCAGGACACACCTCATTCAAGACGTATGGCTACGCTTGCACCATATACAATATCGGATTTAATTGATGAAGCCGATATGATTCGCACGCTTATTGATCCCACCAATCCTTATGCAGTTGCGCAAGCAAATTCAATCGCCAGAACACAAGATGATATTATTATTGCCGCCGCTTTAGGCACGGCTGCAACAGGTGAAACCGGTTCGGGTTCACAGGCATTGCCCTCTGCGCAAAAAATTGCTATAGCTCTTGGTGGAGGCGGTTCGGATGCGTATCTAAATCTGGAGAAAGTAATCGAGGCGCAAAGGTTAATGAATGCCGCCGAAGTAGACGAGGAGAATAGATTTCTGGTTCACGATTCATTCCAGTTGTCTAAGATTCTTGCGTTGGAGAAATTCACGTCTATTGATTACAACACCCGAAAATCTCTTGTCGAAGGCAGTATGCCTTACTTCATGGGGTTTACCTGGATACGTTCAGAACGACTTACTGCTGATTCTAACAGCAATACACAGGTTTTGGCTTTCCAAAGCAATGCAATGGGGCTTGGTATTGGCAGATTGAGAGAGACCAGGATTACAGAGGAAAGCACAAAGAATTACTCAACGCAGGTATGGAGTTATCTCGACATGGGAGCGGTTAGGATTGAAGATGCCGGTGTAGTAGAAGTAGCATGTAAACCGACATAGTTTAATCTTATTTAAATAGAAATTAAACAATTTTAAAAGGAGAATTGGTAATGGCAACTTTATATTCGACACAGATTACAAACGATAGGGCAAAACCTCCTGTCAGAGGAGAATTTAATCGAAATGGCAGCGCACTGAGATACAAACTCGGTACTTACGTTTTTTCCGGCGCAGAAGCCGCTGCGGATGTCATTCAGATGATATCATTGCCTATGGGAGCTATTATAAACCAGGCGCTTAGTTATCTTGAATGGGAAGACATGGGCGGTACGATAACCGCAGATGTCGGAGATGACGGAGATGACGACAGATATTGTTCTGCACTTGCAATGGGAACGGCAAGCACGTCATCAATAACAACATTTGAAGAAGCAAAAGGGGCGGGTGTTTACGGAGCCGAATATGAATATGCGGCAGCCAATACGATAGATATAACCCTTGATGCATCAACAACTCCTACAGCAGGACAGACAATTAAGATGCACGTGTTCTATACCATGAACGGTTAACCCAAGCACTACGAATTACGAATTTTCGTAATTCGTAGTGTATTTATTACCTGCCCGAATAGTTCAGGCGGGCCTGCCCGACCACGTTCAGGCGGGTTAGTAGGGCTTATGAATAGCGAAACAGAAATTGTAAATGCTGCTCTTATAGAAGTTGGAGCCGCGGTAATAACAGATATTACCGCAGATACCACAACTCATGGTGATATTGTCCGCAGATGGTATGGGCATACCAGAGACGCTATGCTAAGACAGTATACGTGGAATTTCGCTCTGGCACGCCAGTCCTTATCAAGAAATACGGTCTCACCCCCTTTTGAATTTACATATTCTTTCAGCCTTCCAACTCTCCCTTATTGCCTGCGTGCGCTTTCAATGTATGATTCTAACTCTGAATGGAAAATAGAGGGACGCAATCTCTTTACTGATGACGCCAGTGTAAATTTGAAATATATAGCAAGGGTGACAAATGTAGTGGATTTCGATGATTTATTTACAGATGCGCTTATTTTTGCTCTTGCGGCTAATATTGCAATGCCTATAAAGAGAGATAACGTTCTTGCGATTAAACTTCTTGAAGTGGCAAGAGAAAAAGTACAAACAGCGCGTACCCATGATAGTCAGGAAGGCACGTTTAATCAGATGCGGTCAAATGTGCTTTTAAGTGTAAGGCGGGGAATATCTTCACCTCCAAGCACTCCTGTATCAGGGGCGGGAACACCAAGATAATGGCCAGAATCCAAAATATATTCACTGCTTTTACTACCGGGGAAATCAGTCCGAAGCTCAACTCCCGTGTTGATTTTAATAAGTACATAAACGGAGTTGAGAAAATGGAGAACGCTATTGTCTTCCCGCAGGGCGGTTTTACACGCAGAGCAGGCACAAGATACGTGAGCCAGACCAAGGACAGTACTAAAAAGTCTGTAGTCAGGAAGTTTGAATTTAGCATTACCGATGCGTATGTCTTGGAATTTGGCGATTTATATATAAGATTTTACAGGAATCAGGCGCAGATTACATCAGGTGGAAGCCCTGTGGAGGTTGTTACTCCTTATTTAGCGGGAGATTTATTTAACCTCCATTTTGCCCAATCTGCCGATGTCTTATATATTTCACACCGCCTCTATGCTCC